TTCCAGCCAGTTTCTGGTAGCTACGGATCTATTCAGATTGACGGTGGTGCGCATGGTGGCTGGGAAGGCTACAGCATCGGTGGTCGCATTGTGTTTATGCACGATAACGCCAGTGGTGCAGGTATCTATAACGATGTTGACAATGAGTGGATGTTCTACGCTATCCGTAACGGCGAAACCCGAATGTATCACAACGGGTCGGCCAAAGTTGTAACGACAAGTTCAGGAGCGAACATCAACGGTAACTTGACTGTTACTGGATCAATATCTGGCGTTAGTGGTGCAAAAGTTTGGGCGTCTTGGGATGGTTATGGAACCGCATCATTGCGCGCAGATATTGGGGTTAGTTCTCTGACAGACCAAGGGATAGGTCGTTATTATTTAAATCTATCAACGTCTGCACCTAATCTAAATTATGCGCTAGCTGGTGATACATCTAACAACGATCCAGTTTATACAACTAATAATGATTTTGCGACAAGTTTTGGTCGTGGTCATAGAACAAGCACAACATTTATAGAGGCACTTTCCGTTTACACTTATGATCCGAACCCGCGCGATGGCGGTAACTATTGTTCAACTTTGGCGTTTTGGTAATGACTGATTATAGAGTGATATATGACGATCCAGATAATCCAGACGAACCAACGGCGGTTTTAGCCCCAAGTGAAAACTGGATGAAGGCAGCTATGGATGGGAAACTGCCACCTATTTCCGTATATTGGCGGTTACAAGATGCAGAAAAAAAGGCACGGCTTGAGGGTCGGCTTGATACCTTTCAGCACAACGAAACTGATTATAATGCGCAGTTTGATGCTCCACGCATCGGGCCGTTAACAGAACGTCAAGCAATAGAATATCTGTGCATGAAGGATTTGCCAAGGCGATGTTGGTCAGAGGTTCACAACAGACCAATGTTTCGAATTGTCCACAAAGATCAAATACCAACTGATCGCACATTCAGAAATGCATGGGAAATGACATGACAGACCAAGACCCAACAACCCCAATCGAACAAGATGACGTCACCGAAGCACGGTCTAATTTTGTTAATCTTGGCGGAACCGATTATGACATAGAAGATTACACATTACCCGCTGATCGTACCTTTCGTGAGGCGTGGGATACGCCAACAGGTGCGGTTATCGGGGTCAACATGGACAAGGCTAAAGACATATGGCGCGATAAAATACGCTCTGTTCGTCCTGATGAGTTCGAAAAACTGGATGCTGAGTTTATGAAGGCATTAGAAACTAATAACGACACATCTTCTATTGTTGCACAAAAGCAAGCACTAAGAGATGCCCCACAACATCCAGATATTGACGCGGCAACAACGCCAGAAGAATTAAAACTTGTGCAAATCATTCCCAATGTGACGGTGTAAGCAGTGCTTGGTTTCAGCCCCATAGCATCAGCGCCACTAGGCGCAAACGTAGCGGGAGATAAAATACTCCAAGCCGCAAGCGGCACGTTTACACTCAGTATGCACGGGGCTGCTAAGCTAATCAGTGACGTTTACCCAAGCGGCGAATTTGTCAGCGACGGCCAAGCTATCACCTTTAGTGTCCAACGTGCATTTGTTGCGGACGCTGGATCGTTTACACTGTCGGGGCAAGATGTAAGCGTCACAGGCCAGCTTAACTTTGCGCTAGACAGCGGATCGTTTACGCTTACAGGCCAAGACGCTGCGGTTAAGGCGCAGATTAAAATTGCAGCGGACGCGGGCACATTCACTCTAACAGGAGCAGACGCAGATACAGAAACCCGCACTGACGCGGGCAACATCTTGTTAGACATCAACTTTGGCATTCCGCTAGAAGCTGGTACGTTTACGCTGACATACAGCACAGACTTAGACTTTAAGAAGGGCTTTGGCCTGATCGCCAACAGCGGTTCGTTTGCGTCTACTGTATACGATGTCACCTTCACGAAGGACATGAACATCTACCCAGACAGCGGCACGTTCACGCTATCTGGTCAGGCCGCGGCAGTCACCGCGCAGCTAAACATGGCTGTCGATGCTGGTTCGTTTACGCTGACAGGGCAAGACTTTACCCTTACAGTTCAGCGTTACTTTGGAGTAAACAGTGGCACGTTCACCCTGACGTTGCAGCAATTTAAGATCAAAGGCTTCCTGTCGCCATATATTCCGCCAGCGGTATGGACAGAGCAAGCCGTGCCAACGGATATATGGGTTGAGCAAGCGGATGCATCTACCAATACATGGACTGAGGCCGCATAAGATGTTATTGTGCGGATAACAAAGGATTAGATCATGCCTATTAGTATTACAAAACCAACAGTCGGCGGCTCAGAAGACACTTGGGGCGGAACAATCAACACGGCCCTAGATGCGATTGTTGATGGTATAAACAACAACGCTGACGGCACAACCGCAATCGCGCCTAATCTTAGCGCGCTAACTATTAACGGCACTGATGTCACTGGGGCGGATGGGGTCACTGCCGTCACAGCGGCAGAGTTGTCAAATGCAGTGGCGGGTTTTGTTTTAGAAGATGGTGACGGGACAGAGCTTACCATAACAGGCCAAAAGCAAGTCAAGTTTGTTGAGGGCAACGGGATTAACATCAATTGGACTGACACATCCACAGGTTCTGCTGCTGACCCTTATGATATGGAGTTTAAGTTAAAGGTTGATCGTCGGGATGGTACAGACACAAACGTTTGGACGGGCAACGCTCAGGACTTTATCCTTTTTGACGCCTCTGTCGGGATGCGGTTTTACACTGCTGCGGCAGAAGATATGAGGCTTTTAGATAACGGGACGCTGCATGTTGATGGAGACATTATAGCTTATTCTACGACAATCTCAGATGAGCGACTAAAGACAAACATACAGCCGATTGAAGCTGCGCTGGACAAGGTTTGCCAGCTAAATGGTTACACCTTTGACTACATTCGCGACAACCGCGCATCTGCGGGGGTCATAGCTCAAGAGGTCGAAGCCGTTCTGCCGTCTGCAATAACGGAGCAGGAAGGTGGTTTTCACGGTGAAGACGGGCAACCATACAAGGCGGTACAGTATGACCAACTACATGGCTTGTTGATCGAAGCAATAAAAGAGTTAAAAGCTGAGATTGAGGCTTTAAAAAATGGCGGTTAAATCATCTGGTCAGTTAAGCATAACAACAGATATTGTCGGTGAATTTGGCGGCACTGCGCCCCACGCCATTTCTGAGTATAAGCGCGGCGGTTCGCTTGTGCCTGATGGTCCATCGGCTAACGCGGACATTCCAACTACAAACGAAAACATTCAGTGGAGCGATTTTTACGGTGCTGTCAACGAAACCGATCTTAGCCAAGCATTAACGCCTGTAACAATTAACGGCGAAAGCACGGCAAAACAGATTACAGTTTCCAACTACATTAACAGCGGCGGCATTTTAACAATCCCATCGTCGCTTTGGGTTTGGACGGACAGCACTTCTATTGCTGCGCTGATCATCGACATTCCCTGCACTATTAAGAACAGCGGGAAAATTATCGGGCAAGGTGGTGATGGCGGAAATGGGCGATCATTAGGAACGGCTGGCGGCCCCGCCATTAAAATTAATTCAGGTGTTACTGGTGTCACAATAATTAACAACTCAGGTGCCTACATCGCTGGAGGAGGCGGTGGCGGATCAGGATATGAAGCTGGTGGCGGCTCATCAGGTGGCGGCGGCGGTGGTGCTGGCGGTGGATCGGGGGGTGAACCCACAACGCTGTCTGGGTCTGGCGGCGGCGGTGCTGGAGGCGTAATTAACGCTGCGGGTGCTAATGGTGCAGATAGAAGTGGCACAATTGCTGGAAACTTACGCACAGTTACTGGCGGTGGGGGCGGCGGTGCTGGCGGTGCTGGTGGCGTTCAAGTTTATGATTATTTTGGCTCAGAGGGCGGCGGCGGTGGTCGTATTTTGCCGGGCGTTGGTGGTGCTGGCTCACAATACAAACAAGGATCAAGCGTCTATTATACAGGCCCAGATGGTGCTTCAGCGGGTAATGCTGGTGCTAATGCTAACAGTTCAGGCGGTGCAGGTGGCGGCTGGGGCGCGGCTGGTGGTTCTGGTTACGCAGGAGCGGGTGGTGCGGGCGGCAAAGCCATTGAGGACAGTGGCAACACTTATACCCTTACGGATAACGGTACAATCTACGGAGCAACATAATGGCACTGGTTCCCTTAGACATTCCCGCAGGATTTTACCGCAACGGCACGGACTACGAACAAAGCAATCGCTGGCGTGATGGATCGCTAGTTCGCTGGCGTGATAATAGCTTGCGTCCTATCGGTGGATGGCAAGAGCGAAAAGCGTCTTTCAGCACAAACCCGCTGCGCGGAATGCACACATGGGAAACCAATAACGGCAACGCATGGATGGCTGGCGGCTCTCACTCAGAGCTAAAAGTGATGACGGGCGCGGGTGTTGTCACGGATATTACCCCGACTGATCTGGCTACAGGCCGCGAAGACGCGGCGGTAAATACTGGTTTCGGCGGTGGTTTTTATGGCCTTGGATATTTTGGTCAGCCTATTCAGTCAAACGATGATAGCGTCCCTCTGGAAGCGACGACGTGGGCCTTGGATAACTGGGGCGAATATCTTGTTGCATGTCATTATGACGATGGTCGTCTACTGGAGTGGCAGCTCGATACGGCAGCGAATGCGGCACCTATATCTAATGCGCCAACAAGTAACCTTGGCTTGGTGGTAACCGAAGAGCGATTTATCTTTGCATTGGGCGCGGGCGGCAATCCTCGATCTGTGGCTTGGTGCGACTTTGAAGACAACACCGTCTGGACCGCATCCACAACGAACCAAGCCGGATCGCAGGAGCTACAGACATCTGGACAAATTATGCAGGGTATTCGTACCCGCGGTCAAACGCTGATCATTACAGATATAGACGCGTTTGCCGCTCGCTACTCAGGGCCTCCCTACGTGTACTCTTTCTCAAGGGTGGGGACTTCGTGCGGTGCTATTTCCCGTAAGGCTGCGGCTGATGTAGATATTGGTGTTTTCTGGATGGGGCAGCGAGGCTTCTTCCGTTTTGATGGAAACAGCGTTTCGGAAATACCGTGCGACGTCCATGATTATGTATTTGGTGATTTTAACGTAGCACAGCAATCTAAATGTTGGGCGGTGGCAAACGGTCAGTATGGTGAAATCTGGTGGTTCTACTGTTCTGAAGGTAGCACAGAAATTGATCGTTATGTAGCGCTTGATTACAAAGAAAACCATTGGCTAATCGGAAATGTGTCGCGTACATCTGGTGTGCCGCGTGGCGTTTTCCGTTACCCTTTGATGGCGGGCCATAACGCGGATACAGACATCTATGACCATGAGGTTGGTTATAATTTTGATGGAGCGACAACATTTGCTGAAACAGGCCCAATAAGTTTGGGATCTGGCGACCAAATAGCAAAGGTCACAAAGTTAATCCCTGATGAAGAAACGCAGGGTGACGTTGATGTTACATTCAAGACGCGTTTCTATCCTAATGCCGCTGAAACTACTCACGGCCCATACACGCCATCAAATCCGACAAGCGTGCGTTTTTCTGGTCGTCAGTTGCGGATGCGTGTAGAAGGTCAGCGGCCTACGCAGTGGAAAGTTGGGAACATGCGCATCGACACTATTGCAGGAGGTAGACGGTAGTGCCTAGCCCGATACTACCTCCGATTGGACCTGACTTGACGCAGTGGGGGCGGCAGCTTACGCAGTTTCTGCAGTCTAACTTAGCTAAGTTAGGGTTTAAGACTTCTGCCGATAACCCGTCAGACGATGGCGTTATTTTGTGGGATCGCGAGAATAAGTACCCAGTTGTGTCAAAGGACGGTGCGTTCGTGCAGATCGTCTTGGAAGATGGTCACGCATCATTCTACCGCACAACAGACGTAACGGCCGCAGCGGCAAACACGGCGTATGCGATAACGTACGACGCACCAAGTGGGAATGTCGGGATTGACCGCGATGGAACAGATAACAGTAAGATCGTCTTTGATGAGGCTGGCGAATATCTTGTGATGTTTTCTGCGCAAATTTCGTCTACGTCGTCTAGCACAGTGAAGTTTTATTTTTGGCCAAGACTTAACGGTACAGACGCGACCAACAACACGATCATATACGCGCTGCACCAAAACGATGCGACGCAAGTTGTTTCTCGTTCTGCGAAGTTTGACGTCAGTGCAGGTGATTACTTGCAGGTAATGTGGGCGGTAGACGGCACGTCAGGCTTCTTAGATGCATCTGCGGCGACAGCTTTCTCGCCAGCGGCGCCGGCCACAACGCTGCACATCACGCGCTTACATGGATAGGGTTCACGTTTGACTGATAATGTTGTAAACTTCCAACAAAGGCCAAAGATCCGCATCGTGCCGGAAGTTGAGGATGTCCAAGACGGAGTTGTCAGGGCGCTACCCTTGCTGGAAGCATCGATACGAAAAAATGAGCGCAACACTTCTATGGAAGACGTTGTATCAGATTTGCTAGAAGGCCGCAGTCTGTTATGGACTGTATACCTGCAGGACACGTTGATTGCCGCATTTACGACATGCGTCATGAAGCACCCTCAAAGACATACGCTCTTCATCGAGTTTATGGGCGGCGCTGATATGAGTGTCTGGATGGACTACGCACTTGAAGCCCTGAAAGATGTAGCGAAGAAAAGTGACTTAAAGGCCATTGAGGCCGACGGTAGAATAGGATTTGCAAGATACGCCAAAGACAATGGGTTTAAGGAAATGTATCGGCACTTTGAAATGGAGCTAAGCTAATGGGCACCTCGACAACAACTTCTAAATCAGAGATGGACCCGCTTCAAAGAGAGTACATCACTGATTATATTCAGCCAATAGCTGGCGAGATTGCAGAGGGTACATTCTCGCCTTATGACGCCAGCCGTACAGCCGGCTTGACAGACTTGCAGCGCGAAACACTTAGCGGTTATGGCGCACTTGCGCTCCCAAGCGAATACACAGAAGCTGGGGATATTTACCGTGATGTTGCTGGCATGGCGCCTGAAGAGATTGCAGCTACAAAATCGGGCTATGCACAAGAGTATATGGACGCGATCCTAGATCCAACGCGTGCACGCTTGCGCCGCCAGCAAATGCAGCAACAAGTCGGCATCGAGGGCGACTTAATCAAGAGCGGCGCATTCGGCGCTGGCCGTCGCGGCGTTTACGAAGCTGAGCGAGACGTTGCGCGCGACATCGAAATGGCAAACCTAGAGGCAGGCATTGCACGCGACGCATATGGCGCAGCCGATAAGCGCTTTGGCCAAGAGATGGGATTGCGCACAGGCGCTGCAGGCGCACTTGCTGGCCTTGGTGGAAACATCTTTAGCACTGAGCTGAGCCGCTTGGGGTCTACGATGGCAGCCGGTGAAGCTGAGCGCGCGATTAGCCAAGACGAGCTAGACAAGGCATACGAAGCCTACCTCATGGAAAACCAGTATCCGCTGACAAAGTTTGCAGCGCTGACAGGTGGATCTGCATCGTTCCCAGCGGGCATCGGAACAACAACAGGAACAACACGCGATCCAATGGGCAGCTTTGGTAGAGTGCTTACTGGCTTCGGCAACCTTGGCACTGGCTTTGGTTTTGGACGATAGGAGAAAGAAATGTCGTCATATGATTCATTTCGCAGAGCAATCGAAAAGGTCCAAGGGCCATTAACGCCTACAATGGGCCCATCGTTCCGCGGCCGGCCAACGCCTTATGGTATTACCGAAGGCGACGTGGATCTGCCATATGATCCAGACGCAATTTTACCCCCAGACGCGCCAGTGGATCAGCAGGTCATCGGGACAACCGCAGCGATTACACCGTCGCCTGCGGTGGCCGCGCCTGTAGCCACTGCGCCCGCGAAAGACTTACTAGCTGCGGCAGAGCAGCAATCAGATCCATACGGTGCACTGACCAAAACGCAAAAGCGTATGCTTGCATTTGCCGCGATCGCGGACGCAGGTATGGCGCTGCAGGGGAAAGAGGGCACAAAAGTTGCCACCTTACTTGGCGACTTTACGAGACGCGCAGATCAGGCGCGCAAGGAGCGTCAGGCGCAG